AGACGAAGACAAAGACGAAGACGACGACAAAGAAAAGGCCAAGGACAGCAAAAAAGTCCAAGACTCTGCGGCCCTGGAAGCTCGTTTCGCTGATGCGGTGGCCAAGGCCACTGCAGAACAAGTGGCTAGTACGCTGGCAATAATCGACAGGGCAAGACAGTTTCTCCCTGCCGATTACAAATTCGCTGACAAATCCGGCAACCAGATCATGCGGGATGCCATCGCCACCCAGCACCCGGACGCACGGTTTGACGATGCGGAACTTGGGGTCGCATTCAAATTGCTTCGACAGCCCGAAACCAAGCCCTTCGCCGACTTTGGCCGGGGTAACATGGGCAAATTCGCAGAACTGAAAAACAAGGAGTGGTAATCATGGCGTTTAATAATCTTACAGCCGACATCGGGCCTCGCGACGCTGGCGAGGCTTTCGGGGACACCAATACGATCTTGTCCGCCCCAAACAATCAAGGGGTTGTAGGCCGTTTCGTGAAAATGTCGAACGGTAAACTAGTCCCCATCACTAGCAAAGATGACGCCTGGGCCGGGGTACTGTTGCGCTCGATTACTGATCCGGTCGATGGGGCGTTGCAGGAATACCCGATCACAGATTACTTGGTCGAGGGTAACGCATCTGTCGAGGCACTGCCCGTCGCGACCCTTCCGGCGGTCGGGGCCAAGGTGTTTATGACCCCTGACGGGCGAGTTGCCGAGGCGGCCGGTACCGGCCCCGCAAACACTGAAATCAACGCAACATTTATCAGAGAAATCAAAGAGAATGTTTGGTTTCTCCAAGTGGGGTAGGTATGGCGAGATTCGACAACATCACAACCGAGATACCGCCCGAGGGGGCCGGTGAGGCTTACGGCAACACTAATATCATCCTGACTGCCGAAAACGACGGGGCCAAAGTGGGCCGATTTGCGAAATTTTCCAACGGAAAGCTTGTCCCAATGGAGTCCGCCGACGACACACCAGCCGGGGTTGTCCTTCGTGATTTGACCATGCCGGTGGATACCGATCCCGACGATGCGCCCTTGGTCGATTATTTGGTCAAGGGTCTGGTCACCGTTGAGGCTGACCCCGTCGAGGGGTTGCCAGAGGTCGGGGCACAGTTGTACGTCACTGCCGACGGTAGGGTTGCAGAGGCGTCCGGTGACGAGGGAGGTGACTAATGGCAACACACCTGGTTGTGAAAAAAAGCGGTGACGATGGAGCCTATACCACTATCGCAGCGGCCATTGCGGCCACTACCAGCGGTGGGGTCGGTGATTGGTCCACCATCACCATTGCCGATGATGGAATTTACGATGAATTGATTGATTTCGGGGCCTTAGACTATGTCAGAATCATAGCAGCCGACAACTGCACAATCGCACCGACCAACGCGGCATCCCCTGTGACGATGGGTTCCAGCGCACCGGCCAACATTCAATTTGACGTGGCCAACGGAGCTAATCCTACACTGGCCCCTGCCGCATCCCAGGCCGACAAACTCCCCCTTTTCGCGTGGGGCAACACTCACCCCGTGAACCTGCTAGTCAATGGGTGGAAAATGGCCCCAACTGCCGGGACCGGTTGGTTGATTGCCGAGGGTAAGGCCCCTGGAAGTGCTGTAAAATTCGACAGTTGCGAGGCCTCGGACGGCCCCTGGACAACTGATGAAATGCTGAAACTGGACAAGGCGGTATCCCTGACGGTGCTGGATTGCAACATGGAGGATGTCGAGACTGCCGAGGTGTTCGCACAAATCGGCCCCGAGACAGTCGTGAATTTTCAGCGCAGCAGCATAGAGGCTGACACACTGTTGGCCATCGAAGGGCCGACCGCAGGAACTGGTGGAGAGCTGTCAATAATCAACAATATCTTTGTCCTGCGGGATGTTAACAAGGTTTTTCTCGACCTGTCCGACGGCGTTAATGCCACCGGTGGCCTGATTGCGCACAACCTGTTTATGCGCTTGGGCGAACCCAGTACCCAGGTCACGGCGATCAAAACACCGTATAACAATGTTGACGTAAGCAACAATATATTTATGGGCCTCGGGATCGTGGGGACCATTGACGGAGCCGTCACAGCCACGGCAAACAACAACTGTGTTTATGACTGCAACGCTGGATTTGTTGGCAACTGGGCCGAGGTCGGGACCGTTAGCACGGACCCCAAACTGGGTGACGGCGATCTGGAACCGGACTCCCCCTGCATTGACGCGGGTGTGGATATCCCCACGGTAACGGTTGATATCCTGGGCCGCCCCCGGCCATCCCCCGAGGGTGGAAAATGGGACATTGGTCCGTGTGAATTCCAGCATGAGGACCCCGATCCCGATCCCGATCCCGATCCCGATCCCGATCCCGATCCCGAGCCCGAGCCCGAGCCTGGAAACGAGTTGATCAATGCGACGTTCGTTCGCGAAGTCGCTGAAAATGTTTGGCTTATTTTGGTCAAGTAACGGAGAAAAAAAAATGGCGACAAAGTACGCGAATTTGTTCAATCTCGATTCAATCGAGAAATTCTTGGAGTCCGGCAATCAACGAGGTTTCACCGACGCTGCATCGGGGATCGTCCTGGGTCGGATGTTGACCCATGTTGATCCGGAAATTTTCACCCTGAAATATCCCGATTTGGCCTTCATGAACGCCGGGTTCACGGTGGATAATTCCGGGGGATACGTCCAAAAAATCCAGTCCTTGCAGAACACCGCCGCAGGTTCGTTCGCCAAACAGCGCGACCGCAGCGATGGTAAAGGTAAAATCACCCTGGAAGGCCGGGATTCGACGATGGACGTTTTCCCCTGGTCTGCCGAATCGCAGTGGTCGGATGACGAAATCCATGAGGCCGAGCTTCAGGGGATCAACCTGCCCCAACGATTGATCGAGGCGCACAACGAAATTTACCAGCAAACAATCGACAAGATGATTGCTGACGTGGCCTTGGATTATGCAACCTGGGGGAGCTACAGTAATGACTCAAACTTCAACTCCAAGAAAAACAACGACTTATACGCTGTTTTTGCCGACACTTTAACCACCCAATGGAGCAATGTTAATAACGTCGGCTCGTACATGGCCAACACGATCATCACCAGTCCGGCGGTTGTGAATCGGCTCAATAAGGATTTACTGTCCGTCGATGGCCACAGTGCAATGACGGTTATGGCCGCATTGAAGGCCAACTTCCCCGGATTGCAGGTCCTTGCATCGCATCACGCATCAGGTATCGGATCGAACCAGAAAGACGTGGCCTTGTTCGTGTCTACCAGTCCGCAGGTGGCAAAGATCCGGATCCCGTTGCCACTGACCATCGGCGAAGTCGTCAAGCCGACGCCGTTTACCTATCTGGTCGAGTCCAAGTTCCGCATCGGGGGCTTCGATTTGTTACAACAAAAGGGCGGATTCATTCTCCGTCAGGTCTAGGGGGGGCATCGTGAGTCTGGCTTCCGATTTGAAACAGCGCTACCCCGAGTTTTCGACTTGGGATAATGCCACCATCAACGCCCAGGTGTCGGTGTGGCCGTGCTATTTCGGAGGTCATTATTCCGACTGCAACCGTGAGATAATCCTAAACCTCGTTGCCCACCTACTGACTGCTGATTCAGGGGGTGCGGCAGCGATGCCGACTGCAACCAGCCGGACCGTGGGAAGCGTCTCTGAGTCCTACGCTCAGCAATCAGATTCGACCAACCTGGCGGCGTTTTTTGGGGCGACCAAATATGGTCAACGGTATTTATTCCTGACCCAGACGAGGGCAGCCGGGAGGGCGTTTTTCATATGAAGCCGACCGACACGCTGAAAATGATGGAAGACTACCGAAAAAAACTCAACGATGCCCTGCGCTTGGTGGTCAAGGTCGGTCTGCCCGAAGGTACCGGGTCCGGGGTTTATCCAGGTGGCCAAACAGTAATCGAGGTCGGAGCCATACACGAATACGGCGCAGGCGTTCCCCGCCGGTCCTGGCTCCGGATGCCGATGGAACTGCACCGAAGGGAGCTGGCAAAATTCATCGGGAAACAGTTTGACCTTGTGACAGGCCAAAATGTCGACGCCAGAAAAGCCCTGGGCTTGGTCGGGGTAAAGGCCCGGAATTATTCGTCCGAGGCCTTCCGAACGAACGGCTACGGGATGTGGCCTGCATTGGCCCCATCGACGGTGAAATCCAAAGAGAGGCGCGGAAAGCAGACGCCCTTGATTGACACTGGGACGCTGCGGCAATCTATCACCTGGAGGGTCGAATGATAAACGTTCCCCAGGTAGGAATGGCACTAGGCGGGTGGACCTCACCCGTTACAGTCAAGGCAATCACCCGCACAAGTCAGGATTTCGTAATCACCGAGACCGTCGCCTTCCGTACGATTCAGGCGATGGTCCAACCCACGCAAAAGACCCTGTTAAATGCCGCAGTTCTGAACTGGCAGCAGGCGCACATCACGATATTCACGCCGGACCCTGTAAAAAACGGCGAACTAGTCGAATACGCCGGGGCAGATTACAAAGTCGTCGAAGTCGCCGATTGGTCACAATACGGCTATTTTGAGGCGGTCTGCGAGGCCACCGGAAAGGCAGTCTTGCAGGAAACGGAGGCACCATGAGCAGCCCTATCGTCAGAGTTGCCCGGGTTATCCGCGACCTGCTGGCTATCCCGGAGGCCCAAATCAAGGTCGGGCGTATTGACTGGGAGCGTGAAAGTTTCGACACCGAGCTAGTCGCTGTCGATGCCCTGTCCCCTGCCGAGCCTCTAACCAGGGGCGAGATATTTGATGGTGAGGCCGAAAAAACGACCTTTGACCGATTTTCCCGGTTGCCGATTGTTATTGATTTTCTGGGGGCAGATGCCTGGAGAAGGGCGGTAAGGTTCCAACTTTTGGCCGATTCCGAACGGTCCAGACAACTGCAAATGGAGCATGGTGTCACGGTCGGCCACGTCCAGCGAATAACCAATGTCGCAGCTCTTGTCGGGGCGCAACATACCGAACAGGTCCAGGTTGAATTGTCGGCATTTTACTCTGATTCCGTGTCCATAGACACCAAGCGAATTGATACCGCACAACTCGAATTTTTGAGGAGTATATAAATGGCTGAAATTACTAACGTTATCAATGTGGCCTTGTTGCCCGAGGGGAAGGCCGCCGCCGCAACGAATATGAACGTTGTCGCAATCATCACCAAAGAGCAGGGCGTCTTGTCCACCGCCGAGCGCTACCGGACCTACAAGTCCGCCGCTGCGGTCGCTGGGGATTTCGGGACATCTTCGGAGGTCACCGCCTACGCCAACACCGTTTTTGCAACCAGCCCCAACGCTATTAATTTTGGGGGGGCCTTGGTGGTTGGTTATTGGAGGGGGGAGAGCGAAAAAGTCGCAGCGACTCCGGGCGTCCTGACCGGGGCCGAGATTGACCCTGATGCTGCCCTTGCTGCACTGCGTCGGATTGACAAGGGGTCGATGGGAATAACGATAGTTGACAAGTCCTACACATTGAGCAACCTGGACTTCACCGGCTGCAAGGATTTTTCTGCCTGTTTGGCTAAGCTGAAATTTGACGACGAAGGGAATGAGGCCAGTGTCAGGCTGGAAAATAACCGAGTCGTCATCACAACGCAGGCCACCGGTGACGGCAGCGACGTTGGGTTTGCCATCGAGGGGGCCGAGGGGGACTTTATCGGCTCCATCCTTGGCCTGACCGACGGGGGCGGTGCCTCAACCGTTGGAGGGGCGGACCCCGTAACGCTGTCCGCCGAAACCAAACTCGCCGGAATCACGGCCATCAGCGCCCAGGTGCAGATTCGAGGGGCGATGTTCATCGATGAAATCGCCG